ATAAGACTATCCATGATGTCCAGTTTGATTTCCATCACATACTGATAGAGATTAGCAAGATGAACACAACCAAGGATGTCAGTCAGTGTAGCGTCATCAAGATATTCACCCCTTCTGATAAGTTGGTTGATAGCGATCTTTGCACTGTCAGCCTGTTTCTTTGTCAAGAACTTAATCGTGTCTTTGTTGATCTTGGGTGCCTTAGTCTGTGGTGGCATACGATCAACAGAAGGTTGTACCCACTTGACCATATTAGTGTCTTCCAGAGTATCAGTCAATGGCTCACATACACCATCACTGAACTCTGCATATACGTTGACAAGAGTATGTGGTGCGATGACCAGTTTCTGATCAATAGCCTCAGAGAATGCATAGGTCAAAGTATTCTGAGTCAACACATCAGTGTGACCGAAACCAAGCCAATCACCCCAGATGATCTTATCAGTCTTAGGGAGATGAAAGAGACAATTAGTAAGAATATCTACAACTTCAATCTGATGTCCAAAGTGGGTCAGAATATCTTCTACAGTATAACACAGACGAATCTTTTTCTTGTTGAATGCAGCCTTGGTGCAAACGAAAAACTTACCATTGGCAGGATTAGTACCCCAAACCAATGACATACCATCCATCTTCATAGAGATGAATGCATTATCGTAGAGTGCATCGATAACAGACAGGTCACCTGTCAGTATCATGTCCTCTGGGTGTTCAATATGGGTTGATGTCATAATGTGTGGTCTCGTACTACTGGGGACCTTTCAAGGTGAGTAACTTTGTCAGGGGAGAACTACCCAGACCTTTTCATCAATTCTCTGGGCAATACTCTGATCAACATACACTTTAGCTTCTTTCAAGGTGATACCTTGATCAGACTTCACGAAATTGTATGCCTCGTCGATTGTATTAAACAATCGCATCATTCTTTGTGTCATTTGAGTGCCTTAGCTGCAGCATGTGCCTTGGCTGTCATCTGAATTGCCTCTTTCTTACTAGGCTTTCTACCATGTTTCTTCTCGAATTCTGCTCTCATTTGTTGTTTAGCAGTCTTCCTATCTTCACCTGTTTTCTTGTTACGAGCCTGGTCTCTTTCTTTCCTTGTCATACCACCACCGTCAGCAGTTTTGTATGACTTACGTTCTTTCTTTGGTTCTGTACTCTTAGGAGCTTCTTTCTTTTTCAACAACTGTGAGGCTACCTTCTCTTTACTTTTTGCCGTAATTGGTGTACGACTACCACCTCTCTCACGTGCTTTTCTTTCTTGATAAGCCTTTCTTTGTTGTTCTCTTGCGGAAAGTGCAGCACTACCTCTTTCTTGTGTTGGTTGTTGTTCTCTTTCAGACCTAGCTTTGGTCGCACCAATATCCTTTCTGTCCTTATATTGACCGACAGGAGCCATCTTACCACCACCAACTGCCTTCATTCGTGGTTTAGCACCTGGCTTTCTTCTACTCTCGGTGTCTCTCTTTGGTTCTTTACGTCCGCCTTCACCAGTTTGACGAATTTGGCTTCTTCCCTGAATCTCAGGGTCATAATTTGCTTCGGTGAGGAATTGGCTTAGTGTTTTCATTCTTCTACCACTGTTGCGTTCTTGAATCCACCAGATTTACGATCAACATTCGCAACTTTCTGGTCCAATCCATCCCTGGTAGCAAAGGTGACCTTTTCTGACACTTGATCAGACCATCTGTTTCCACCAGCATAGTATAGGGTGATTGAATCATCAATCAGTGATTTTTTTGTGCAATAGAATGCCATGGGATAGGGGATGACAATATGAATTATTTATCACCCCCGATATTATCAGGAGAAGAAGCAGTCAGGAACTGACAAGTCTTCCACGTATGCTTCTACGTGTTCGCCACCCTGAACATCCAACAGTTTTTCCCAGTCAAGATTATGTGGGTTGAAGTCTTCCATGACTTCCAGATCTAAAGTGATGCGATACTTAGTCTTTTGAGGAAGATAGGTGGCAGACATGTGAGCTCCTGATTGCTACCATAAGATCATAGGTTATTTATGGTCGGTTGTCAAGATTTCGGGGCCAGATATGGTGTTGGCACACTGACCAGCGTTCCAATGTCTGATATTTCCTGCAATAATGAAACCGTTTGTAACAATAAGCTGTAACATTATGATGGTTCTCACATATGCAATCTTATCCGCATCTTTCTTATCTCTTCCCTCTTTCTTTCCTAGGGCATAGCACCATATTCTCCACATCACATCAAATCAGATATTTGAAGAACATGAAATTGAGAACTAGTCATTCCTAGGTTAATCATCTTCTCTATTCTATGTTTTCCGTCAATCATTCTATACTTAAGATTATATGGATTTTCCATATTTTCAACCAAAATACCAGGTTGTTTAATTTTAGCGTTGTAATATCTTGACCCATCACAACATAGACACATTGGACCACGTAAGTTTGTGAGGTGTTTTCCTTTGAATGCTATGTCATCAAATGACACCTTTCTCAATCTATCTGGTGTGAGTAAGTGTCTATAATTGTTTAACTTAAATCGATAAGTCTTGCCATTGATTGTCCAATCACCATATCTTTCATGGTATCTTGCTTCATGTGTGTTATATTCAAGTTGTTTCATACACAAATGCTATCGATAATCTGGGTATGTTACACAATCGGTTAGGACTGTAACCCATGTGTGGTAAGTGAGAGGGAAATAATACTCCCCTGTTCGGTATATATGGAGAGTGTACATATTCACCATCTTCTACATTGACCACAAATTCTCCACCCCATGATGTATTCCAACTAGGAGACACAAAACATACAAAAGACCAATGATTATCGTCATTGTCCGTATGAAAAGATGATTCCTGGCCAAAGAATTGAATATTGGTGTTTATTCTTCTAAGTGTAAGGGGTTTGTCAAAGACTAATTGTTGGATCTGATATTTTACATTGATGGCAAGATTAGTAAGTACATTATTATATCCAATTATATCAATACCATCGTAATGTGAATTCTTTGTCTGCAGACAACCTCTTAATGGATAATTTGATGACTCGGTATTTTCCCTCTTATTAAAATTCCAGTTATTATATTTGAACTCATCACTGATTGAGTCAAACTCATCCCCCGTGAAGATATCGTGTATATTATAAATTTGATGTTTTAATGATAAAGTTTTGACTTTCATTTCAATACCTTATGAGCTGTTCCATCCCCGTCATATTTGTCAGTATTGTAATATCCTCCCTTCGTACCGAAATACAATGTAATTAGTACAAAGGGAATACTCGCCCATATTAATACATCAGCAAGTGTCATTTAATATATCCTTTTTCTTCTAACCATTCACGGGTCATTGGTGTTGGTTCATAGTCTTCCCACATTGTACCATATGCACAAGACTTAAGTGCTTTGACTGTCATTCCTTCAGTCAATCCAGCCCACTTAGCCTCAGCTTCCCAAGGAACTGCAGAGGGAGGATATGTTGCTTCTACCATATCACGCCACACTGGTGGGACACTCTCTTCAGGTAAGATGATAGCAATCATATTATTGTCAATGGTTCCCGCCATACAATCCTGTGCAGCATGCCAACCTTCATGTCTCATCACCGCCATCAATACATTCGGACGATGCATGAATGCTTTGTTGAGATAGAAATTATTACTGACAGTATGATATACACCACGATGACCCACAGGGAAATACTTTTGATCTGCCAGATATACTTTCACTCCCATCTGATTGAGAAGAACCAACATGTTATGAAACTCTGTGGTCACACCAGTAAAGTCTTCCCAATTCTCATACTCCATGGAAATATCAGCCATAGAGATAACTTCATGAATATCTTCAGTACATTCCTGAAGCATCATACACCCCATGGCTTCATTGGTGAAATATTCAACCTTAGGTTCTGCCATGCTTGGAGGGACGATCATCAGAGATAGTCCTAACAAAAGTGTTCGCATTTTCATGATTTGTCTCTCTAGATTTAATGTATTGTAATTCATCCCACAGAAATGAATAACACACTACGAGGATATGTTCCTTACAGTGTAACACGTTTCTCACATAATTACAATGTTTCTTGGGTTTGACACCCACTTCAATCGTGATATACTTCTCATCCTTAAAATATACCCACCCCTCAATAGTGTGATGTTCTGAAGGCCACCTTACATAATCATTAAGTTGTGGCTCAAATGTTCTCATCTCTGATGTTGGGGATTCCAATGAGGGACATGGTTTCTTGTTGCTTGAAGTATAGTTTGACATAACAACGTAAGGCTTCCTTCATGGTTACAATGTCATCACACTCATCAATCTCGCGTGAGATCTTCTCATACGCAAATGCTTTAGCTGGTGAGCTAAGAGTGATTGAGGAGGGATCGAGTTCGTTCATTGAAATGCTAATTCTAATGGTGTCAGTTTAAGCTGCATGGCTGTGTAAGGTGTGGTGTTATTTGGATTTACAACCTTACCAGGCTTCTTACTATTTACGGGTGCAAGAAATACACCTTTACGCCTACAGAAGAAACCCCAGACTGAACTTGGATGTTTGTCATCACCATAGATAAATTCACGACTGATGTTTCTGATCCAAATACGTTTGATGGTTTTGGAATAGTCATCAGTCCAATATTCATACCCTTTGGGTGGCTTGTGAGGGAATTCCATTTTTTTCATAACTATAGAGCAGGTCAAGCATCTTCTGACGCCATTCCATCAATTCATCATAACATCCCTGATTGTATGCACAACCACGGAGCCGACTGTCTGGTTTGTGGACACTTTCGATCATAAGACCGAGGGCATTCTTTTCAGCATCAGTCATCATATACTTTACACTCCGGTGAGTCAGGGTGTGTATCACAATAGACATCAAGGAGCTTGTCTTTGTGACGTTCATGCCAATCATTTACCTTGGCATCATGTTCTGCATCGAACTCCTCTTCTGTATGAGATTCGTTCGCATGGAAATCGACTTCACGATGAGCACGTTTGTCGTTAGGATCGTTCTTTAGTCTCATGTTAGGAAACTCTCTAAAACTGCGGAAGGATTGTCATCAGCCAATGCATATTTAGGTGCAAGGTCGATGTTCTCACGTAGTCTACCGTAAAATTCAGGATAATCTTCCATATATGTTGTAATGAGGTCAAAACATTCTTCTTTGTCCTCAGCTCTGACTACCCATAGTCCACCATACTCTGATTGTGGAAATGGTACGTAGTGATTCACAACAAAAAGATACTTCATTTTCTCCTGAAGATTACAATAATATTATAACAGATTATTATGTTTTGTCAAAGAGTAGACTGACAGTTGTGTAACTGTCTCTCTAGTTCGTATTTGACACTGTTAAGACGGTTTTGCATGTATGTGGGATAATCAAATGTCTTAATAAGTTTCTCCAGGTTGCCAACCTGTTGAAGGGCAATGATTAGATTCTCACTTCTCTTGCTCATTGAGTTTCCTCACTAGGTAATCTGCATATGCTTCCATCCGATCAGGATGAACAGCGGTAATACTAGCTTCCTCTACAGCAATTTTGATGGAATCAATCTCTTGTTTTGTTAGATCTTGACCCTTCTTCATTGTCATGGGGAAACCTCGGTGTCTTTTAAGTATTTACAAATTTCAGAATAATTAAGATTTCCATCATAATTGGTGATAGGATCATGAATTGGTGTCACTACCTCTCTCCATGCTGTGGCAAACTTCTCATCAAAATTCTTCTGATATGTTGGTACAAATGCAATCAATGCATGTGCAGCGTCGTTGATAGTGTTAATGTCGCCAACATCAACAGCACGCTGAATTTGATTAGTGAGGAATTCGATTGTCGTGACTT